ATGTACGACGGATTGAGCGACACCACGTCGGTCGGCCGGAGCGGAAGTTTCTACTCCAACGCGGGCAATGAGTACATGGGGCTGAACACGTGCGTGGTGTTCGGCCGGCACATCTTTGAGTTCGGCGAAGGCAGCGATCCGATCGGTGCGCCGGCTGTGGGGGCGGCGGTCGCCACGAAGACTGTCTCTGCCGGCTGGACCGGCAGGACCGTGGAACTCACCAGCGACGGCGACGTTCAACGTATAGACCTGCGTACGAGCCTGCCAGGCCCCATGTACACCTGCGGCGGCACGAAGTGGGGCTTCACGTGGGTAGTGAAGCGTTCCCCCACACGGATCGCGTTCCTGCCGGAAGGTGTGGAGATGAACCCTTGGAGAACCATCGACAATCCGGGCCAGATCATGCTGGCGACCGGTCGGGCCGCGCCAGTGCTGATCGTCACCAGCCGGCGCGCAACGTCGCTGGAGATCCTCACTCACGAGCATTGGTGGTTCACGTTCGACGAGCCCGGCGCTCGAATAATGCTTGTCCCGCTACTCGAAGCTGCCGACGCGCCTCGGACGGCCGAGCAGTGCAGGTTCTGGCTCGAGTTGATATCGGCCCCGCCCGTGAACTGCCGCGAACGGTTCGACATCTCCGGCGACACGATGTCCATCGTCAGTGAGTTCTCCGATCCCGACGGCAAGCCGGCCGGGGTTGCGCCCCTGCCTCCGACCTCGACCCTCTGCGCCGAGGCTCGCGGCCTGCAGGAGCTGCCGGAGATCATCGCCATGCTTACCACGCCCCTCGGTCCTTACGCTGTAGTGCCGGGGTCTACACACACCAGAAGCATCTCTCTGGCGTGGACCCGCGCGTCGTTAGCGGCGTCCCGAGAAGTATCGGGTGAGCTGTCTGGCGTTCCCAGTGAACTCACTTATGCGGGCGATGCGACGTGGGACGAATCGACGCCCATGGACGCGCTGCTGTCGGCCCGGCAGTGGGCGCCGCTGGCGTGGATCGCGCCGGATGAAGTCTGGCAGGCGGTACGCAGCCGGATCGCGCTGCCGACGCCCGAGGCTTTCGCCTCAAGCCTCCGCGAATACACCGAGGCGTCGAATGGACGGGCATGGAAGAAGGAGAGAAGCCTCTTCGACCAGTGTGGCGATATCTCCTACGACAGCGACTGGTACAACGGTCTCACGTTGTCCGGCCTGCGTCGCGCGGTCGAGTGCGAAGATGAAACGCTGGCCGCCGAGGGACGGGCACTTGCGGCTGAGATCAAGCCGGAACGCGCCGCGATGATGGCCTACTACGAGATATACAACGACTGGGCGATCGGTTCGCCATGGACCGACCCGCGCGGCGAGGTGTGGGATCCGGACTGCTCCCACAACGGGCTGGAAGGCATCCTGGGCGAAGCTCGTTTGCGCCGAGCGGAGGACGACAACGCTGGCGCCGACTTCGCGCTGTATCTTGCGGGCAGGATGGCGGTGAGCTTTGTCGCGGCGTTCGAGATCGGCCAACTCGCGTTCCGGCTGAACTGCTACGTCGGCAGGAACCGGCCCGATCGACCCACCTCAGCCGACGACATTTACCATATCCGAACTTTCCAGGAGATTCGCGGGCCCAGTGACGCCGGCCACCAAGAATCCCGTTATTCCGGCGCCGGACTTCCCCGAATATGCCATGCTCGTCCGCGAGCACGGCCCCGTAGATCGCCTCCGCGAGCTGGCATCGCGATGGATATCCGAACACCCCAAGCGTTACTCCGACTGGCTGGCGTTCTATCTGGGCGACGAAGCTGCGGCTGCCGTTCGCGCCGGCGGAAACACAGTAGGCCATGCACAGGAGCGGCGCGAGCAGGCTGCAGTGTTCTATCACGTCGCCCACGATACGTGCCTGCGGCTGTGGGTGCTTGGCGAAAGCGGTGACGCCATAGAGAACCTCTATGACACACCTATGCCGCTCACCTCCCAACTGCTGTGCAGAGCCGAGGCCAAGCTGGTACTGCCGACTGGTTCCCAGACAAGCGAACATTGAAGGCCATTCTCGCGGGGTCGCCGACGGCGGCCCGCAGATGCCAACGATGGTGCTCGCGGCGGCGTTCGCGAACGCAGGTTGCTGGCCCGAACACTCACCTCCCCTTGAGCGAAGGAACCGCTCGCAGCTCTCGCCGCTGTCAAGGCCACGGCAACGGATGGTTCTGTCTTGGCCGTGCGCTTGGCGCATGGTTCCGGAAGCCGGCGAACCAGAGCGAACCGTCACGGTTTGAACCAGACAGACGCTCATGGCGCGGAATCGCCTTGCAAACAAGGCGCAAAGTCCCTATTAAAAGGGGGTACTTGCCGGCTGGCCGGAGTGGCGGAATCGGCAGACGCGCGGGATTCAAAATCCCGTCCTGGCAACAGGGTGAGGGTTCAAGTCCCTCCTCCGGCAGGTCTAAGGCCGCTTCTCAAGTGGGCGGTAATCCCAACCGCCTGTAATCCTTGGCCCCAGCCTCTTTAGGAAATTTCCCCATACTCAGGTATTCACCTGATTGACCGGGGATTACCTTACCCGTACACTTCCCTTACATCTGGCAGGGATGAATCGCCAGATTACGATGCTGGTGGCAGGCACCGTGCCCTGTTTTCATAGACAGGGCCAAGTCTCGTCGTCGCTGTCGCAGTAGGATGAACCTCGCCCAAGGACGGGCGATCCCCTCCCCCACGCGAAGTACACCTCCCCGGCCCGAAGTACGCGCTCTCGGAATCCCGGGGAAACCAATTAACACCCACTTTGGAGGGGACAGGGAACTGGCCCCCTTAAAGAGAAACTTCAAGAGAACTAGGAGAGAGACCCTATGACCAACCCCGAGTACACCCCCGTAGCAACTGAGCTTCTCAACGACCCCCAGTACATCCGTCAGCTTCGCCTCGAAGAGGAGATGGTGGACATGGGGGTCAAGCGTTTCCACGACAGGAACAGGGAGGCCCATGAGCGGGGCGAAGAATCCGGCACAGCAGCAGGCCAGGCCCTCCTGAAGGCCGCTGTAGCCCCGATGCTGGAGGCACTCAAGGCTTTCCTTGAGACAGCCGCCAGTGGCAAGGCAGGCCGACGCCATGCCGCCGTGAAGTACCTCAAGCAGATTGCCCCTGAAGTGGTCTGCTACCTGACTGCCCGCTCTGTGCTGAACTCCATCACCTCGGTTGTCCCTGTCCAGCAAGTGGCCGAGCGTATTGCCACAGCAATCGAGGATGAGGTCAGGTTCCGCACCTTCCATGAGGCAACCAAGTCCAGCCCCAAGAGCAACCGGAGCCTCTACCAGTACATCCTCAAAGACCTCCGCAAGCGTACCGCCAACCCCAAGCATATCCGCACCGTCCTGATCCACTCGATGAACAAGGCAGAGGTCGGCTGGGAGAACTGGGCCAAGGTGGACAAGATGCACCTGGGCATGAAGTGTCTGGACCTGTTGGTCGAATCGACCGGCCTGGTGCAGATGGCCTACAACCGCAGGGGCAGCTACAAGAGGACTGAGGCTGTCCTGGAGCCCACTGAGGCGACCCTCCAGTGGATCGAGGGTAAGAACCTGGCCTGTGAGGCCCTTGCCCCTGTCTGGATGCCCACGATCATCAAGCCCCGGGACTGGACCAGCCCCTTCGATGGCGGCTATCACAGCCGGATGGCCAGGGAGCTTACCCTGGTCAAGACCTCCAACCAGAACTACCTGGAGGAGCTTCGCAACACTGAGATGCCGATGGTCTACGATGCCATCAACGCCCTCCAGAAGACCGGCTGGAGGATCAACAAGGGCACCCTGGAGGTCCTGGAGTATGCCTGGCAGGCCAGCCTGACCCACGGCAGCCTCCCGCCCAGCCAGGACATCCCCATCCCCCAGAAGCCCGGGGACATCGACACCAACCCCGAGAGCCTCAAGAGGTGGAAGGTCGCAGCGGCCAAGGTTCACACCGAGAACCGCCAGCTTCGCTCCAAGCGGGTGCAGATCGCCCTGGCCCTGGGAGCCGCCCAGAGGTTCAAGGATGAGCCCGCCATCTACTTCCCCTACCAGATGGACTTCAGGGGCCGCCTGTACGCTGTGACCAGTGCCCTGAGCCCGCAGGGGGCTGACTACGCCAAGAGTCTCCTTGAGTTCTCTGAAGGCAAGCCCATCCGTGACATCAGGGCCGCCATGTGGCTCGCTGTGCATGGGGCCAACCTCTTCGGCTTCGACAAGACCAGCCTGGACGAGCGAAGCATGTGGGTTGAGGAGCATGAGGATGTCATCTTTGCTGTCGCAGCCGATCCCATGTCCAACCTCTGGTGGACCGAGGCCGACAAGCCGTGGCAGTTCCTCGCGTTCTGCATGGAGTGGGCGGCCTTCCGTAAGAGGGGCTTCGGCTACGTCAGCCACCTCCCCGTCAGCATGGACGGCACCTGTAACGGCCTCCAGCACTTCTCAGCGATGCTCAGAGACCCGGTAGGTGGGGCTGCGGTGAACCTCCTGCCCTCAAAGACACCTGCGGACATCTACGAGGAGGTGGCCAAGGTTGTCAGAGCCCGGCTCCTCGATGAGGCCCAGACAGAGCCCACCGGGGGCGAGCCATGCGCCGACATATCGAAGGAGGCAAAGCAATCGCTTTATGCAAGCAAGTGGTCGGACTTCGGAATCGACCGGAAGACATGCAAGAGGCCGGTGATGACGCTGCCCTACGGATCGACCCTCTACTCCTGCCGTCAGTTCGTTGAGGACTGGCATGACGAGAAGGTCAAGGACACCGCAGGGCTGGAGAGCCCCTTCGAGAAGGGCGAACTGATGTCGGCCACCAAGTACCTCGCGGAGATCATCTGGGACTCCATCGGCCAGGTTGTCGTGGCCGCCAGGGAGGCTATGGGTTGGCTTCAGGAGGCAGCTACGGTTGCCGCCCGGGAGGGCCTGCCGGTCTGCTGGACTACTCCCGCTGGCTTCCCCGTCCAGCAGTTCTACCGCGAGCCGGTAGGGGTGCGGATCACGACCAAGCTGGGCGACAAGGCCCGGGTGAGGCTGACTGTCGTGACTGCCCCCGGGGAGATCGACAAGAGGCGGTCGGCCTCGGGGATCAGCCCCAACTTCGTTCACTCGCTGGATGCTGCCGCCCTGATGCTCTGCGTGGTCAAGGCCGCCAGGAGCCGCATTCAGAGCTTCGCTATGGTCCACGACTCCTACGGCACACATGCGGCTGATGCTGACGAGATGGCCAGGTGCCTCCGTGAGAGCTTCGTGGAGATGTACCAGCGGCAGGATGTCCTGGCCGACTTCCGCGACGAGATCAGTGGTGTCCTCAGTGAGGGTGTCGAACTGCCCGAGCTTCCGCCCCAGGGCAGCCTTGACATCAGCGAGGTGCTGGACAGCGAGTTCTTCTTCGCCTGATCCAATTAACACCCACTGTTGAATAGAGCAACCGCCCCGGGTGGCCCGACCTGACCTCTCTCCCAGGTTCGAGTCATCCGGGGCTTCCTTTTCTCTCAACCCACGACCCAACACAAGGAGATCACCATGAAATTCCACGGCAAGAGCTATCGAGTCAAGACCAAGGGCGATGCAGGCTTCGGACGCAAGATGAAGGAGCAGGCCCAGAGCATCGTGGCCTTCGACACCGATGACATCTCGGTGCCCCTGGGGCTCTACCTCGGGATCACCAAGAACGGCTTCTACAAGATCGTCCTCTGCACCGATGGCCAGCGGCAGACCTGGGAGTACCTCACGGTTGACCCCCGCCGCCTGGTCGGCCCCCTTCGCAAGCTCTCGGCATAAGGAGACCAGAACCATGCGAAAGAACCAGAGACAGCTTCACAACATCGAAGTCCAGAAGCAGCGGGTGGCCAAACTCCACTACCGCCTGGGCAACTACGTCACCCTGGCTGCCCGGGGTGGCCTGTCACCCAAGCAGCTTCGACGGGCCAACGGCGTAGCCCGCAAGTTCCTCAAGGCCAAGGCCGAACTCAAGCGGCTCGAAGGTGGCCTGGTGGCCAAGGCCAGGCGGAACATCATGGCCCTGCTGGAAGGGGTGCTGGGATGAGCCAGAAGAGAAAGACCATCGTTCACGAAGTCGGGCCTGATAAGTTCGACAGCTACGACTGGAAGGAAATCGACAGGGACAAGTACGTCGCCTTCATCGTCTGGTACGAGTTGGGCTCCTACGAGGGCAATGGCCTGGCCGTCGGCGTCCTCCCTGACGGGACAGTCGAGTTCGATGATGTCTCCCATTGCTCCTGCTACGGCCCCACTGAGCGTTGGGGGGGAGCGAAACACGTTCCCGCCAAGCAGTTCCTCTACGAGTGCGAAGTAGACACGTACTTCCACCGTTCCCCCCGCAAGCGTACCTCCGACGACTACGACTTTGAGCGGTGGGATGCTGTCGGCCAGAAGTTCCGCCGCGTCTACCCCCAGTTGGTCCGAAGCGGGGCCATCAAGGAGGACACCCGATGAACCTCAACCGCGACCTGATGGGCAACTGCAACGTCCGCAGGGTTGCCCATGCCACAATGGCGGCCCTCTCAGGGCTTCAACGCTTCTCCAAGGAGGAGCAGATGCTCGCCGCAGCGGTAGTCTTCCGCTCACTGGCGGCCCACTGGGGTGTCGAGCCTTCGACTGCCCTGAACTTCGCCAACAACATCGTCTTTGACCAGATCGGCAAGCGGCCCGAGTTCGGTGCCGTGGATCACTACATGAAGGAGAACCTGTGAGCAAACCAGAAGTAGTTGAGACTACCCCCAAGGCCAGAACGAAAGTTCTCGTCAAGGACATCCCCGGGCACATCGTCTTTCAGGCCCAGTACGCCACCGGGCCTGTGTTTATCTCAAAACAGGACGGGCGTGTTTGTGCGAACGTCCTGGAGCCCAGCGGCAAGGTGTCAATCTATGACTACACCGACGAGCCGGGCAAGTATTACATCCGAGAGGAAATCACCTGGCCCGAGAACGCCCCGCCCCTGCCGGAGGCCCCTACCCCGGAGCGTACCTTCGACATCAAGAACCTCTCCGCGACTGACGTTGAGTTGATCCGGGCGTTGCTGGGATGGAACGTCGCCCTACACTACACCCGGGTTGCCGGTACTGGCCAGTACAACCGTCTTTACAATGTAGTGGATGACGCGGTGACGGACCTGGGCCTCCGGCGAGTCCTCAACTAAGCAGCCACGCCTCTCGTTTCCCTTTCTCTCTCCCCTTTCACCTACAGTAGACAAGGAACCCCACCCAATGGCAAAATCCAAGCGACCCAGCCTCATGTCCCCCGTTGGCACCGCCGTCTACCCGAGGCTGACCAAGCCCGACGACAAGTTCGACGCTGACGGTGCGTATTCCGTCAAGCTGCGAATGAAGGCCGAGGATGCCGAGGAGTTCGAGACCGAACTCAAGGACATCTACGCCGAACACTACAAGACCTGTCTGGCCAAGGCCAGCAAGAAGAAGCTCAAGAAGAGCCCTCACTGGCCCATCAAGGTTGTCGAGGACGACCAGGGCGACGAGACCGATGAGGTCGAGATCAACTTCAAGATGAAGGCCCTGGTTCGCCCCAAGAACGGCGACCCCTTCGAGAAGCGTCCCGTCCTGATCGACGGCAAGTGCAAGCCCATCACCGGCGAGATCAAGCTCGGTGGCGGCAGCACCCTCAAGATCAAGGCCGAACTCAACCTCTGGGCCAACCCCAGCCTGGGCGTCGGCGTGACCCTGGAGCCCAAGGTGGTTCAGGTCATCAACCTGGTCGAGTACACCCCCGGTGCCGATACCAGCGGCTTCGAGGAAGTCGAGGATGGCTTCGAGGCCGAGGAAATCTCCCCGGACGCTGAGGGCTTCAACGACACTGGCAACAACAGCGATGACACGGATGCCTCGGACGACGAGACCCCGGACTTCTAACCTGGAGTCCGTCGGAAAGCGGCTTGGCTTCCGAAGCGGCCTCGAAGAACGGATAGCCCGGGAACTCGAATCCCAGGGTGTCCCCGTCAAGTACGAGGCCGAGACCATCTCCTACACCAAGCCCTCCCGCCCCAGCCGCTACACCCCTGACTTCATCCTGCCCAACGGGATCATCATTGAGACCAAGGGTAGGTTCGTGGCGGCTGACAGGCAGAAGCATCTGCTGGTACAGGCCCAGCATCCCGACCTGGACATCCGGTTCGTCTTCTCCAACAGTCGAACCAAGCTCTACAAAGGCAGCCCCACGACCTACGCGAAGTGGTGCGAGAAGCATGGCTTCAAGTATGCCGACAAGAGCATCCCTCAGGAGTGGATTCGTGAGGACTGTTAAGCACATCGTCATCCTCTCCTCAGGAACACCTGAAGACCAGGACATAGGTGCCCGGGAGATTGACCGGATGCACCGCTCCAAGGGCTGCCTGAAGATCGGCTACCACTACGTCGTGAGGCGTAACGGTATGATCGAGACAGGGCGGCCCGAGATGCAGGCTGGGGGTTTCGACCCCCGGTACAACGCCACTGGCGTAGGTGTTTGCGTTGTCGCCCCTGATGGCGAGAACTGGACACCTCAGCAGGACAGGGCGGTGTCGAACCTGGAGAACATGCTCATCGAGATGTTCCCCAGGGCCACTGTCATCACCCTCTAGTAACGCTCTCCTTGTGTGGGCCTGACGGCTCTGCCTTCCCGCAACCGTCAGGCCCTCATTGTTTCCCTCTTCGCGTCTTTACGCATCCCGACATCCGGGAGAAAGGAACAACCCTATGACCTCCGATACCATCGTTCGCCCCACCCAGCATGAGATGATCCTGGACCACCTTCGCAGCGTCGATCCCGACACCGGCAAGACCCGGGGCCTGAGTCAGCTTGAAGCCCAGCACCTTTACGGCATCGAGCGACTGGCCAGCCGCATTGACGAACTGAAGAACCACCAGGGCTATGACATCGTTCGCGTGATGAAGCAGGACAACACCGGCAAGCGGTACGCTCGGTACTTCCTCGCCAGCGAACGCCGCTTCGGGTAGGCGATGCACGACGACTCCACCTTCCTCCACCATGAGCCGTGCCCGTCCTGTGGCTCCAGTGATGCACTGGCCCGCTTCAGTGACGGGCACGGCTTTTGTTTCGCTTGCGAAGTCTATCAGCCAGCAGACGGCGAACAGCACCAGCCCGCAGAAAGGACCACCATGCCCTCCGATCTGATTCCCCCAGGTGATCCTATCGCCCTCTCAAAACGGCGACTGTCGGAAGCCACCTGCGAGAAGTGGGGTTACACCACTACCGCCTACAAAGGCAAGCCCGTCCAGGTGGCCAACTACCGCGACGAGCGGGGCCGCATCGTTGCCCAGAAGGTACGCTTCGCCAACAAGGACTTCGTGTTCCTTGGTGACGGCAAGAAGGCTGGCCTCTACGGTCAGCACCTCTGGCGTGACCACGGCAAGATGGTGGTCATCACCGAAGGCGAGATCGACGCCCTCTCAGTCAGTCAGGCCCAAGGCAACAAGTACCCTGTGGTCAGCGTCCCCAAGGGGGCCAAGGGTGCCGCCAAGGCCATCGCCCAGTCCATCGAGTGGCTGGAGAACTTCGAGTCGGTCATCTTCATGTTCGACATGGACGAGCCTGGCCGGGAAGCAGCGGAAGCCTGTGCGGCCCTGCTGCCCCCGGGCAAGGCCAAGATCGCCTCGCTGCCCCTCAAGGATGCCAACGAGATGTTGGTGGCCGGGAGGATCAAGGAGATTATCGACGCCATCTGGGGAGCCAAAGAGTGGCGACCTGACGGCCTGGTGGGCCTGGCAGACATCCGAGAGGAAGTCCTAAGGCCCGTCGAGTGGGGCCTTCCGTGGCCCTGGGAGACCCTGACCAAGCTGACCTATGGCCGCCGCCGTGGCGAGGTCTACACCCTTGGGGCGGGGACGGGCATCGGCAAGACCGATGTGTTCACCCAGATGATCGCCCAGACCGTCACCGAACTGAAACTGCCGGTGGGCGTCTTCTACCTGGAGCAGCCCCCGATAGAGACCGCCAGGCGGATCGCCGGGAAGGTCGCTGGTCAGAGGTTCCATGTCCCCGACGCCGGGTGGACCACCGAGCAACTGGTGGCCACCATCGACGCCCTGGCCAAGGACAATCTGATCCAGATGTACAACCACTTCGGCTCCACCGACTGGAACGTCATCAAGAGCCGTATCCGCTATCTGGTACAGGCCCACGGTGTCAAGGACATCTTTCTGGACCACCTGACGGCCCTGGCCGCCCATGCCACCGACGAGAAGGTGGCCCTGGAGAAGCTCATGGCCGAGATCGCCGGGCTCTGCCAGGAACTCTCCTGCACCGTCTACATGATCTCCCACCTCGCCACCCCTGAGGGCAAGCCCCACGAAGAGGGTGGCAGGGTGATGATCCGCCACTTCAAAGGCTCCCGAAGCATCGGCTTCTGGAGTCACTTCATGTTTGGCCTTGAGCGGGACCAGCAGGCCGAGGACGAGAAGGTCAGGCAGACCACGGTGTTCAGGGTTCTCAAGGACCGTTACACCGGCCAAGCCACCGGCCAGGTCTTCTACCTCGGCTACGAGCATGAGACAGGCCGCCTCTACGAAACCACCAACCCCGAGACTCACCAGGATGACTCCAAGGGCTTTGAGCCCGTTGAGCCGCCTCCAGGTGACTACGGACAAGGAGACTTCTGAGATGGAGGAACAGTACCCCAACGTCATCAAGGCCCTCGAAGAGAAACTCGCCACCCAGGCTGAGGAACTGAAGAAGGCCAACACCACCATCTGCGAGATGAACGACAAGCTCTCATATCGGGACAACCAGGTCCACTACCTGGAGACCGAACTGATCGAGGCCAAGAAGTCCGTGGAGAACCTCAAGGATTACCTTCGCAGCGACCGGGAATCATTGAACCGGGAACGTCTGAACGCCCGCGACCTCCGAACCACTCTCGACGGCGAGATACAGAACAACGCCATCCTCCGCGATCAACTGAAGACCGAGCGGAAGAACACCAGCCGCCTCCAGGAGACTCTGGCGGAAACCCGCCGCCGATACGAAGAGAAGCTCAAGGCCCTCACGCCGCTGCCCCCGGTGTTCGAGATAACCTCGAACTTCGACCTCGCCACCTTCGCCACCCACTTTCGGATCAGCCAGTCAGAGCAGGTTATGTGTGTTTCTGACGACATCATGCGGAGTCCCGGTGCCCTTCGGGCCTTCCGCGACGGCTGCGTGGCTGGGTGGGCCGACCACCTCAGGCGGGAACTCGACAAGACTCTGGGCCTCAACAAGGAGAACACATGAAACCAACCCTCCCCTCAGCATGGGCTGACCTACTGTTCCGCCTGCACTCGGCAGGGTTCCCTGAGGCCATCATCGCCGGTGGAGCCCTCCGCGATCTGGTCAACGACAAGCCCGTCAAGGCCATCGACATCTTCGTGTCGGATCATAATGAAGTCACCGTCAACGGTAACTTCGGGTTGATCCTTGACAGTCTTGAAGAGTTCCACCACCGGCTGGCCAAGGCCATAGGCGACCCCAACTGGAGCTACACCGTAAGCCGTTCGGCCCCGGAATACCTGGAGTCGATGGACGACCAGGTGGTCGAGGTTCTGTCCTTCAACGCCCCCGGCATCACCCTGCCTGTCCAGGTGGTTGTCCTCAAGGACGCCTCAAACCCCTGGGAGGTTCTCAAGCGGATTGACTTTGGCATCTGCCAGATCGGTCACAACGGTAAGGCTACTCTGGCCACCCCGGAGTACACCATCGACAAGGTGAACCACAGCTTCACCCTCTGCCGCTGCGAGAGCAAGGCCCAGATGGCCCGTTCGATGCAGCGGTACGAGCGGCTCAGTGCCAAGTACCCCGACTGGGAACTGGTAGTGCCTGACCACATGATGCAGTTCTTCCCGGGGCAAGGCTGACCTTCACCCCTCAACCTGTCACGAAAGAGTACCCTAGTTTTGTGACACCCCTCAACCATAAAGGAGCAGGATGCTCAGACTCATATTCGACATCGAGACCGATGGCCTGCTTCCTGAACTTACCAAAGTCCACTGTCTGGTCATCAAGAACGCCGACACCGGCGAGGTGATCTCCTGTCACGACCACGGCGAGGCCCCAACCCTCTCGGAGGGCCTGGAGCTACTCAGGCAGGCCGACCTACTGATCGGTCACAACCTCCTGACGTTCGACCTCCCGGCCCTCCAGAAGGTCTACCCTGAGTTCGACACCAAGGCCGAGATCATGGACACCCTGGTCCTCTCAAGGCTCATCTGGAGCGACCTCAAGGCCCTGGACCACCCCTGGCGTAAGAAGAGATGCCCCGACTTCCCCGGCCAACTCATAGGCTCCCACAAGCTGGAAGCCTGGGGCTGGCGTCTGGGCAACCACAAGGGCGACTTCGGCAAGAACACCGACTGGTCGGTCTGGACACCTGAG